CGAAATCGAGGCGGTTTTCTTATACCCTAACCGTATGTAATCCCGTACGGTTAAATTTATATGTTGGAGGTATTGCCTTGAGGAAGTATACAAAAATAGCACTAACAATTGCTGTAACCGTCATTACAACAAAGCTAGTGCTACACATAGAAGAACAGCGAAAAATCAGAGACTTACATAACCGAATCGCTAAACTAGTTCAAATTGACTAGTGTCTTTCGCCCTGGGCATGGCGTTAAAAGGCTTTTTTACTTTACCAAAATGTCGTGGTCGTTGCCACGTTNACCGTATGGAATCCCGTACGGTTTTCTTATGCCCTGAACATGGCGTTAAAAGGTTCAAATATTGGACAAGTCCGTAGTCCTAACAAAAGCGGAGCGACTGGTGATGGAGAACACCTAAAAAGCCTAGCGTAGAGGAAAGGATTTTCAAAATGAAAAAAGAACAACTGGCAAACATCGGCTTAACTGAAGACCAAATTTCTCAAGTCTTCGCTTTGTATGGTGCTTCTGTCCAAAAATTTAAGGATGATGTAGCGAGTAAAGAAAGCGAATTGGAGAGCGTGCGTGGACAGCTGACACAACGTGATAAAGACTTGAATGATTTGAAGAAAAAAGGCGCAGATGTTGAAGATATTCAGCAAAAGCTAGAAGACTTACAAGCTAAGTACAAACAAGATACAGAAGCGCTTGAGACGAAACTAGCAGATGAGAACAAATCTCGCTTAATCGATGCTGAATTGACAAAAGCTGGCGTTCGAGACGCAGAAATTTTTGGAAAAATCTTAAACAAAGACGAAATCTCTGTAAAAGATGGCAAATTGATTGGCTTGACTGAGCAAATCGAGGCTCAGCGTGCTAAGAGTCCATATCTCTTTAACGGGGAGAAACAAGCCCAATATACGCCAAATCAAGGCGATGGGCAAGGTGCTAATTTAGGGAATTGGGAAACTGCTATGAGCAATCCTGACTTCAACCTAACTCAATTTTTACAACAACAAGGAGAAAATAACTAATGGCTATTGAACTTACAAAAATTCTAGACACGATTACACCTCAACAGTACAATGCCTACATGCAACAGTACACTGCTGCTAAATCTGCTTTCGTTCAAAGTGGTATCGCAGTATCAGACGAACGTGTCTCTAAAAACATTACATCCGGTGGTCTGTTGGTCAACATGCCTTTCTGGAATGACCTTACTGGTGATTCTGAAGTTCTCGGAAATGGCGACAAAGCCCTAGAAACTGGAAAAATTACTGCTGGAGCAGACATTGCCTGCGTTCTTTATCGTGGACGTGGTTGGGCTGCCAACGAATTGACTGGTATTGTAGCCGGTTCTGACCCAGTGCGTGCTATCTTGAACCGTATCGGTGCTTACTGGTTGCGTGAAGACCAAAAAGCCTTGATTGCTACCTTGAATGGTATCTTTGCTACTGGAACAGGTGGTGAGAAAGGTGCGCTTGAAGAAACACACGTATCAGACCAATCAAAAGCATCTACTGGTATCGATGCAGCTATGGTGCTTGACGCTAAACAATTGCTTGGAGATTCTGCTGATCAAGTTACTGCTATTGCTATGCACTCTGCAGTTTATACTAAACTACAAAAAGACAACTTGATTCAATACATCCAGCCAACAACTGCGACTATCAACATTCCGACTTACCTTGGTTACCGTGTCATTATCGATGATGGTATTGCACCAACAGGAGATGTCTATACTTCATATCTTTTCCGCACAGGTTCAATCGGTCTTAACACAGGAAATCCATCAGGATTGACTACGTTTGAAACTTCTCGTGAAGCAGCTAAAGGCAACGACATGATTTACACTCGTCGTGCCCTTGTGATGCACCCTTACGGTGTGAAATGGACTGGTGCAGAAGTGGACGCTGGAAACATCACTCCATCAAACGCTGACTTGGCTAAATTCAAGAACTGGCAACGTGTTTACGAGCCTAAGAACATCGGTATTATCGCTTTGAAACACAAAATTGGCAAATAGATTGGGTAACAGAATATGATTCAAGAATTGAAACAAGACAACACAATGTACTTGATCTCATGCGTTCGGAAAATGCGTCAGGATAATTATTTCAAAGATATGGAAGTTCTTCACTACGCTTTGACCCAAGCAGAAAACGAGATTTTGAATTATATTCACCAAGACAGTGTGCCTGGACGTTTAGAGAACGTATGGATAGACATGACCAACGACTTACTGGACAAGGTCAAGGAGCAAAGCGTGCTTGCTGAAAAAGCTGCTGCAGATGACTTTTCGGTCAAGAGCATCAAAATGGGTGATACGACAATCGAAAAGGTTAGTCCTTACGAAATGATTCAACGAATGAAACAAGTGCCGTCATCACTTGAGCGCTACAGGCGTCAGTTGAATCGTTTTAGGAAGCTACTATGACCGAATATGCTAAGACGGTCTTTGATTGCTTGTATGACTGTAAAATGACGGTTAAAGGTTATACAGAGCAAGAGATAGACGGTTTGACCAGTATGTCAGAAAGCGTGCTATTAGAGGGCATTCCTTGCAGGATTTCGCAAATGAGCAATAGTTCAACGAACGGGAGCGACTATCAAGCTAACGGCTATGATATGAAACTCTTTTGCTCCGTTGTCTATGATATTCCTGCAGGTTGCAAGATTGAGGTGACTGATAGAAATGGGCACGTTAAAGTGTTTACACGGTCTAATGTGCCTATTGATCAGTATTGGTCACATCAAGAAATTGCTATAAAGTTAGAGGGCAAGTCATGAGTGGCAGTTTTGATTATCGCAGTTTCGCTAAGTTTGCTAACAACTTCAACAGGAATGCGAATCATGCGAGAGTAGACCGATTTATGAGACAGACCTTGAATTACGAAGGTACAGAATTGAAATCTAAAGTGAAAGAGAGAACACCCGTCGGTGTTTATACGGATCATTGGGTGGAGTTCACAACCAAAGATGGCAAACACGTCAAATTTTGGGCAAGTGCTCATGGTAAACAAGGCGGAACCTTGCAAAAAAGCTGGTCTAAAAGCCATATTGATGTATCTGGGCGGACTTATAAGCAGAAAGTTTATAACAAGGTCTACTATGCCCCACACGTTGAGTACGGGCATAAGACAGTCAATGGTGGCTTTGTTCCAGGGCAGTTTTTTCTTCATAAAACGGTTGAAGATACTAAAAGCGATATGGAAAAGCGTGTCCGTGATAAGTATGATGGCTTTATGAGAAAGGTAGTGTTAGGAAATGGCAAATAAAGGCTTTCGGTTGGTTGAGGAGTTAGTTAGTCATATCAAGGGCTTATATCCTGACATCAGGATTTATCTGGATGAAGTAGAGCAAGGTTTTAAAGAACCTTGTTTTTTTATCCATGTGGTTGATACTAAGTACACTCCAGAAGCCAATAAGCATGTGAAAGTACGTTCTAAAGTGGATTTGTCTTATTTTCCTCCTAAGAAAAAGCGTAGCGAGTGTTTAGCAATGCAGGAAGAATTGAGTTATAAACTCTTACACTTACCGACGATTCATTTATTTGACCGTCAGTATGAAGTGGTTGACAACGTTCTGCATTGTATTTTTAACGCAAGCACACGCTTGAAGTTAGAAGAGGAAGATATCAAACAACGTGAATTGAAAGTGAAAGAAGAGGTAAAAGATGGATAATGTAGATGGAATTGTGTTCCCTACTGCGGACATTTTGGAAAGTAGCGCTTTTACCAACGGAGAAAAAGACATCTTGGGGGCTATTTTAGACCCAGAAGAGTCTTATAGCTTGGAAGAAGCAAGAGCAAAACTAGAATACGAACTAGGAAGGAAGATTAACTAATGGCAGGTGGAATTTGGAAACGCCAAAATAAAGTAAGACCAGGTGCTTACATCAACGTCAAATCAAAAGACATCGCAATGACTCGCCTTGGTGGCGATGGTGTCGTAACAGTACCCTTAGCACTCAGTTTTGGTGAGTCTAAGAAATTGATGAAAATCCGACGTGGTGAAGACCTATTTAAAAAACTAGGTTATGAGCAAGAAAGCCCACAACTCTTGTTGCTAAATGAAGCATTCAAGCGTGTTAGTGAAGTCTTGCTTTATCGTCTGAATACAGGCGAAAAGGCAAACGTAAGCCTTTCAGACAACGTAACGGCTCAAGCTAAATATAGCGGTGTCCGTGGGAATGACATCACAGTAACAGTCAAAACAAACGTAGACGACCCAAGTTCATTTGATGTTGTCACATTCCTTGATACAGTGGTCATGGACTCGCAAACTGTAAAAGTCTTGGCTGATTTAAAAAACAATGATCTAGTTGAGTTTTCAGGAACAGGCGTACTGCAAGCAGTTGCTGGCGCTAAATTGACTGGCGGTACTGATGGAACAGTATCAACTCAAGACTACTCAGAATACTTCAAAGCGCTTGAAACAGTTGAATTTAACTATATGGCCTTGCCAGTAGAAGACGCTTCTATCAAGAAGGCAGCTATCAACTTCATCAAACGTATGCGTGAAGATGAAGGACTTGGCGCTCAATTGGTTGTGGCGGACTCAGACGCAGACAGTGAAGCGGTAATCAACGTTAAAAACGGTGTTATCTTGTCTGATAAGACGGTTATTGATAAGACGAAAGCGACTGTATGGGTTGCAGCAGCCAGTGCAAATGCTGGTGTTGAAAAATCATTGACTTATGAGAAGTATGAAGATTCTGTTGATGTTGTGGGTCGTTTGAGTCATACAGAAACAGAAGATGCTCTCTTGAAAGGGCAGTTTGTCTTTACTGCTCGTCGTGGCCGTGCAGTAGTTGAACAAGATATCAACTCACACGTCAGCTTCACGATTGAGAAGAACCAAGACTTCCGTAAGAACCGTATTTTGCGTACTTTGGACGATATCGTGAACGATACTCGTTACGCTTTCTCTGAGTATTTCCTTGGAAAGGTAAGTAACAACGAAGATGGACGTCAAGCATTCAAAGCGAACCGTATTCGCTACTTCAAAGACCTTGAAGCTCGTGGTGCTATTGAAGACTTCAAAGTGGAAGACATCGAAGTGCTCCGAGGTGAGTTGAAAGAGTCTGTAGTGGTTAACGTCAAAGTGAAACCAGTAGACAGTATGGAAAAACTGTATATGACAGTTACAGTAGAGTAGGAAAGGAGATAGTATGGCTTTTTTAAAAGGTCGTGACGTAATCAGCGGTCAGGAAGGTACCGCTTTTATTCACATCGACGGAAGAAATGAGTTCATGTTCTATGTAAAGGAACTTGAAGCGACAGTTAAGAAAAACAAAGAAGAAGTCCGCACCCTTAATAAACGTGGTACGCAATCAAAATCGACTGGTTTCAAGGGAGAAGGTAAGATGACCATCTACGGTGTCACTTCAACATTCAAGGAAATGATGTTGGACTACATGAAGAATGGTCGTGATACATTCTTTGATATCCAAGTGACTAATGATGATGCGACAAGTTCAATCGGTCGCCAAACAACTATCTTGCGTGAATGTAACCTTGATGAAGTTGTGATGGCTCAACTAAAAGTTGAGGACGATTTCTTGGAAGAAGAAGTCAACTTTACTTTTGAAGATGTGGATATCTTGGAAAAATTTAATGCGCCTAAATTAGGTTAGAAAGAGGATAGATAAATGGCAATTTCAGACTTTTTACTAGAAAACGTTCAGCAGGACGAAACAAAGGAAGTACACCTTAAACGTTTCAAATCTCCTTTCGTCATTCGTAGTATTGACGAAAGTCTAAACGATACGTTGAAGAAACGTGCGACAATCAAGAAGAAAAACCGTCAAGGTGTGGCTATTCCTGAGTTCAACAACGATAAGTACATTGACTCTTTGATGTCTGCCTGCGTTGTTACGCCAGACTTGAAAGACGCTCAACTACAAGAGTCTTATCGTACAGTTGGGGATGAAGCAGCAACCTTGAAAGCTATGTTGAAGATTGGGGAATATGCTACCCTAATGCAAGAAATCCAGTCGCTTAACGGATTTGATGAAGATATCAATGATCTTGTCGAAGAAGCAAAAAACGACTAGAGGACGGGGATGCAGAGTTGAGTTATGCTTACTACTGTTTGCATCAATTCAACTGGACTCCGTCCTTTTTGGATAGCTTGTCCAAGCGTGAAAAAGCCTTGATTTTTGCCTTTATCGATATCCGAGTAGAGGCAGAAGAAAAGGAACACAAAGAAATGGAAAGAAAAAGCAGAGGAAGGAGGAGATGGTAGAAGATGACTACATTAATGCAGACGCTAGCGCTTAGAGATAATTTCTCAAGCCCTTTAAATCGAATTAATAGCACAATCAACAGGACTATTGCTAAGTTCGGAGAGTTGGATAGACGTGTCAAGAAGATGACGCAAACTGCAACGATTAAAGTCAAAGCAGATATGCCTAAGAATTTAACTGCGCCTAAAGTTTCTAGTCCTGTAGCGCCTAAAATGGCGACGCCTGTCACTCCTAAACTTCCTTCGACTGGGCCTCTTGTTGGTGGCTTAGGCGCTGCTACATCCATGCTTGGTAGAATGACTTCTATTTCTCGTGCTTTGAATTTCATGGTTGCTATTCAAGCCTTGAGGCAAATGGCTAATTTAATGAGCGGTCTGATTAAGTCAGGTGATGAGTATATCCAGACCATGGCAAGGTTTAAGACGATAGAAGACGGATCTAAGACAGGCCAAGAACTTCAAGATAGTATCATGGCAGCAGCACAACGCTCAAGGACTGGCTTCGGTATCATGGCAGACTCAGTGGCTAAACTACGCTCACAAGCTGGAGAAGCCTTTAAAAGCAATGATGAAGCTATTGCATTCGCTGAACAGTTGAACAAACTGTATAAAATTGGTGGTGCTAGTTTAGAGCAACAAAAAGCAGGGACGCTTCAAATCACTCAGGCGCTTGCTTCAGGGGTTCTGCGTGGTGATGAATTTAACTCCATGATGGAGAATGCTCCTCTTGTTGCCCAAAAACTAGCTAGACACCTTGGTGTCAGCGTTGGTCAACTGAGGGGAATGGCTAAAGATGGCCAATTAACAGGAGATACTCTTAAGAACGCTTTGCTTGGTTCAGCAGTTGAAACAAACGCTGAATTTGCGAAAATGCCGATGACCTTTGCTGATATGATGACTCAGATTGGCAACGTTGCTTCATACGCATTTCAGCCTTTGATTCAAGCATGGCAAGAGTTCATTAATAGTACCGCTGGACAAAACTTCATGGCAGGTTTAGAAACCGCTATGTTTGCGATCGGCCAGATAGCTCTGTGGCTCTTTAATCTCTTTGTTGAAGGCTGGGACTGGGTGACAGAGAACATCAATATAGTTATGACTGCATTAATACTTCTTGCAGCAGTTGCTCTTATAGCAGGTGTAGCAATGTTTGTAGCAGGTTTGATGGCAGGAGCTCCTTGGGCTTGGCTAATGCTGATACTGATAGGTGTAATTGGGATCGCGCTCTTAATCGCTACAGCTCTAAACGCTATGGGGATTTCATTCTTAGACGTTGCAGCTGCTATCGTTGCAGCCTTTGTCTTTGTCGGAACGGTAGTTTATGACATTATTATGTTCGTTATTAATCTTGTTATGTATATGATTGCACCGATTGTAAACATCTTCATAGGTATTTACAACATTGGTGTAGCAATTGCAGAGTTTTTGAGAAATGTTTTTAAGCACCCGATATATTCCATCAGAAAGTTATTTTATAATCTTGTTCGAACTGTATTAGATTATTTTGCTTCGTTTGTTGATGGGGTAGTAAATGTAGCACAATCTATCGGTAATGCTTTTATAGCTGGTGCAAACATGGCTATTAAGGCTATTAACTGGATTATAAAAGCAATAAATAAAATCCCAGGTGCTCCTAAAATAGGAGAGGTTGGTGAAATGGGCTACATGTCTAATGACGGTAGTTTTGCCAATGGTATTCGTGCGATGTTTACTCCAGGAGAGGCTCCTGATGATTATGAATCTTTTGACGGCATGCGCGCTAACATGATGACTCCAGGCAGTTTGTGGGATGGAATGAAAAATCCTTTCTCAACTGCTGGCAATGCTTTTAGTGGTACTAAGGCTTTTGGTCAAGGCGTTGGTGATGCTATGCAAGGCTTCGCTGATAAGATGAAAGGTCAAGATGAACTTGCTTCTAAATTTGACCAAATGAACCAAACGCCGGCAGGGGCTGGTGCTCCTTCTGGTGGTGCTGGTGGTCTTGGCGACAAGCTAGGCAAAGGCAAAAACATTGGTAACGTCGGTAAGATTGAAGATGAAGTCAAGTTGAAAGATGAAGATATCAAGATGATGCGTGATGTTGCAGAACGAAAATACATCATTGATTACCAAGTCCTAACACCTCAAGTTAGTGTTAAATATGAGTCTAAAAATAGCGCTACTGAGCAGGATATCGACGATTTGGTCGGTAAGATTGAAGATAAGATTATCGGACTGGTCGATAGCGACCTAGGAATTGCGTAGGAGGTAGAAAGAAATGGCGATTGGTATTTTTGTAGAGTACAAAGGTCAAGTCACACAACTTCCTGTCAATCCAGAAGAACTGAAAACGAAGAATAGCGCAAATAACGAGTCAACAACGAGTATTGCACTAGGAGAAATAACCCAGATGAGTTTTCCTAAACTCTCTGAGGTTACTTTCACTTCATTCTTCCCTAGAGACACTTTCCGCTCTTATGTCCTGAATAAATCAGGAACGCCTGAAACCTATGTTCGACTCCTAAAAAGAATCATGGACGGGAAAGAACCTTGTCGCTTGATTATCTCTGGAGTGGGTATCAATATGCTTGCGACAGTTGAGAGTTTCGAGCAACAAAGAAAAGCTGGTATTCATGAGGATGTTTACTACGACATCACTTTCAAAGAGTACAAGATGGCCAAGGCTCGGTTTGTAAAAATCGAAAAGAAGGTATCAGAAGAGAAGAAAGCTAGTCAGCCTCAGAAAGAGCAAGCCCCTTCGACTAAGAAAGAAGTGACTATCGGTGCAAAGGTGCTCGTCAATGGGCAGCTGCATAGAGATAGCTACGGAGAAGGGCCTGGTCAAACTGAGTCAAACGCAACTAGACTTGTCAATTATATCAATATGAAAGGGTCGCATCCTTATCACGTTACCATGTTGGATGGTGGTTGGCGTGGTTGGGTTACTGCTGATTCGGTACAAGTCCTATGATGGAATTTCTGATTCAAGATGTGAATGACGGTAAAGTCTTTGATATCACTGAGTTGGTCGGAGGTGTCAAATGGGAAACCAGTATTGATTTTCAGCCGGGAAAACTTGAGTTTGATATGATTATAGACTCGCAGGTTGCTTGTAACTTTGGGGATGTTATTCGCTTTAAGGTAGATGATAAGGGCATTTTTTACGGCAAAGTTTTTAAGAAAAAGCGGAAATCAGCCAAGAAATGGTCGGTTACTGCTTATGACAGAATGAGGTACCTGAAAAACACTGACACAATCGTGTTTGAAGCCTCTAAAAGTCATGAAATCTTTAGTAAGATTTGCGAAATCTCAGAACTTGAGTACAAGGTTGTCGATGAGGGAAACTGGACGTGCCCGGAGAAAATCGAAGATAAGAAAACCTATTTTGCGATGATCCAAAACGCTTTGGACTTAACTTTGATTCATGGCGGCATGTGGTACATCATCAGAGATAACTTTGGGACAGTCGAGCATATAGCCTTAAATTCGCTGATTACTGACTTAGTGATTGGTGATGATAGCGTAGCTAAAGACTTTGACTATGAAGGCTCTATCGATGATAGTTTCAACTATGTGAAGCTGACTAAAGACAACAAGCAGAGTAAGAAGCGTGAAGTGTACGTCGTGAAAGACTCTAAGAATGTTGCTCTTTGGGGCAAGTTGCAGTACCACGAAAAAGTGGATGAAAAGATGAATGAGAGTCAGATTCAACAAAAGGCTGAACTCTTATTAAAAGCTAAGAATCATCCTAAAAAGACTTTTAAAGTCCCTTGCCTTGGACATCTTGGAATCAGTGCAGGCAACAGTGTTGTGCTGGATTTTGCAGATTTAGAGTCTGAAGGGATTAAGAAGAACAGTCTTGGCATCATCTCTAAATGTACCCACAAGTGGGACAAGGTGCATACAATGGATTTAGAATTGAGGACGCTGGAATAATGGCAGGAGAGTTATTAGCACGCCTTTTGGCGCAAGGAGTAGATGATGGGACAGACAGAACAGATATTGTTTTTGGCTCTGTCACATCTGTTTCTCCTTTAACAATCAAGGTTAATAATAAACTTGAAATCCCTGAGTCCTTTTTAGTTCTAAGTCCGATGGTTAAAGAACTGCGTACTGGAGATACTGAAGGGGACAACAAGAGATGGATTGTTTTTCGTGATCTTGAAGCAGGAGACAAAGTCTTAATGATTAAAGCCCAGAACGGGCAATTATACTACGTTTTACAAAGGATGGAGTGAAGATGGTAGATATACGAAACATTGAAGAAGTTGTTTTGCCATTTTTCACTTATCAAGTGAAAAATGGCAGAATACACGGATATATTGATGGCTTAGAAGCCATGAGGCAAGCTGTTGAAAAGATTTTACTTACAGAACGGTTTGAGTGGGTTATTTACTCTTCGAACTACGGAGTAGAATTGGATCGCTTGATTGGAAAGCCTTATGATTTTGTAAAAGCAGACCTTGAGAGAACAATTTCTCAAGCCTTGTTAGTTGATACAAGAATTAAAAGTGTTCAAAATTTCTTCATCGAGCAGCAAACCAAGGACAGCTTGCTTTGTGTCTTTGAAGTTCATACTATATCCGGTTTATTTAAAGTTGAAAAGGAGGTGACGCTGATTAATGATAGGTGATTTCTTAGAAAAATACACGTTTGATTATCTGATGAATGACGCTCTTTCTCGCGTCAATGAAAATATTGATACACGGGAAGGCTCTATCATCTATGACGCATTGGCGCCTGCTTGTTACGAGTTAGCTGGTTTTTATTTGCAGTTAAAAAATCTACTGCTAGATACATTCCCACAGACTGCTATTGGTCAATACCTAGACTATAAGGTTGAAGAGTTCGGTCTTCATCGTTATCCGTCAAAAAAAGCGGTACGCTTTGCGGAGTTTAAAAACGAGAGAAAAGAAGGGGTACAAATCGCTTTGGGTTCTCGTTTTGCGACAATTGACGATGTTGCACTCATCTACAAGGTAGTTCGAGCGACAGATGTAGTTGGTAAGTATGAAGTAGAGTGTGAGACGACTGGTGTTGTCGGAAATCGCTACTACGGCAATATCTTACCCTTGGAGAACTACAGAAACCTCGCTACTGCGGTCTTAGGAGAAATTGTTACATCTGGCCAAGATGAAGAAACGGACGATGAATTACGGAAGCGTTTCTTGATTTACGTTAATGAGAAGCCTTTTGGCGGTAACTTCATTGAGTATGTTCAGCGTGTCCGTGAAATTGACGGTGTTGGTGCAGTTCAGGTTTATCCAGTGTGGAATGGCTCTGGTACGGTTAAAGTGGTTGTGTTAGACAACGACTTGAATCTAGCATCTACTGAGACAATCAAGAAGGTGCAAAACGTTCTGGATCCATTAGAATATACTGGAAAAGGTGTTGGACTTGCTCCTATCAATCATCGTGTGACGGTTACGACTGCGACACGATTCCCGATTGATATTGAGTTTAAACTTGAGTTGATGACAGGATATCAGCTAAATCAAGTAAAAGAACTGGTAGACAAGGCTCTAGACCAGTATTTCTTAGACTTGAGAAAGAACTGGGCGCAATACTCAGATGTCAATACCTACAGTATGAAAATCTATCGTTCTCAGCTAATGGCCAAGTTACTGACCATTACAGGTATCGCAAACGTGGATAAGATGAAATTGAATAACCGTGAAGCTGATTTAGCACTTGTTTTTACAGGACAATTACAACAACTTCCGTATAAAGGAACAGTGAGGACAGTTTAATGGTAAAAGAGGTAAACTTATCTGAATACGTTCCAGATTACTACGAGGGCGTCAAAGATATGAAAGAACTGGTTAGAGTTGAAAACACTCTGTTTAAAGACGGGACTGTCTCGTTAGAGCAGTTCATCAAGAACCAGTTTATTATGTATTGTGATGTCCCTACCTTGACGAAATTTGAAGAAGTCTACGGTATTGTTGCTCATGCCGACGATACGTTGGACTGGAGAAGAGAGCGTGTTTTGTTGCGGATTAATATGAGACCACCATTTTCATGGTGGTTTTTAATTCGCAAATTAGACGACCTTTTCGGGAAAGGAAAGTACAAGACTTCAGTAGATTTCGCTAATCAGGTCTTACTGATTGAGTCTGGAGCAGAAACGAGCGGACTTTTTAGAGAATCGGTCATTTTTGTCAATGCAATAAAGCCAGCAAATATGGGATATACGCATATCCCAACAGTTACAGAACGAGTCAAGCTGAAAGAACGGTTATTCAAGACGTCAGTAGACTTTGCTAGAGCAGGTTATGCAGTTGTAGGAGTGACACCTTTTGAGTATGAAGGACCACAGGAGGAGGTTTTATTCAATGATTAAAGAAGCGTTACTAAATACAGTTACAGAAACCGTACTAGCTAAAATCAATCAAGCAAGACTGAACAACAATCAGATTGTAACGATACAAAAACAACGAGAACAGCGTTTTGTCTTGATTGATTTCTTGGTACCAGACTCAATCAGAGAAATCAATAAGATTGAGTTGTTAGACAGTTCAAATGTGGTTCAGTCTGTCATTGATGTTTACGTTCCGATTGAAACAACAACACGATTCAAATATAGACTGGAGGTGCTAACAGATGGCTAAAATTTGGCGTTCAAGAGATATCATCGGCGCTGAAGATGCGCAACGATGGGAAAACAAAGCCGACGCAACCCATCGTCACAAGGTTTCAGACATTGACGGTCTTGAAGCGATTATCGGCAGCCAAACAACAAATAAAGCGAATCAATCAGACCTTACTGCTCACATCCAAAACCAAAACAATCCACACAATGTCACTAAGCAACAAGTGGGGCTAGGGAATGTCACGAATGTCGAGCAAGCAAGTAAGCAAGATTTTAACAATCACGCAACTAATCACAACAATCCGCATGGAGTTACGAAGACACAGGTTGGATTGGGTAACGTAGACAACGTCAGACAAGCAAGCTATGAGTCAGTAGAGGCTTTAAAGCGTGAGTTCCAGGAGCACGAAGATAGACTAAATGCTATCGAGTATATGTTCTTGCAGAACGACTTCACTGCTCCGATTCGTACGGAAGACAGTACAGAACATACCTTGCTTGCTGATGAAAACGGTCATGTGATTGTTGCTGATTGGAAATATATTATGGAGGTATAACATGGCAGTAATTAGTACACAGACACGAAAAGTAACTGATTTGCCACAGGCTAGTCGGGTCAACAACTCGGACACCATCATGATCCATGATGGTCGTGGGTTGAAGAAAGTGTCTGTGCAGACATTAAAGGATGGAATCAGTAGCAATGTATCAGTAGCTACGTCGAGCTCGAACGGGATTGTCAGGCCAGATAATTACACGACTGAGGTCTTAAACGGTGCAATCAAAGCTAAAACCGCAACAGCTGGCTCAAACGGAGTTGTTAGACCTGACAACTCAACGATTACAATCGATGGTTCTGGGGTTTTACGAGTAAACAGGTCAGCGCTTGGAATTCCAAGTACACCATCCGAAGTAATCGCAAATAAATTTGTAAACCAAAACGGAAACCAGCAAATGAAGTACTGGTATGGGTCTAAAACACAATATAATGCAATTAGCACGAAAGATCCAAACACAATCTATGATGTGTATGAGTAGGTGACATTATGGCTACAAGAGAAGGAATCTATGTCGGAGGACATGAGATTGTAGAACGATATGTTGGTTCAAGATTGGTGTGGGAGAAGTGGGTGTTTGTAAAACAAATAGACATCTCAGAAGAAGTTTCAATTAGTGGTGGCGGAGGATTAACAGTTTCTTTGGAAATGGAACGAAATGGACAGAGAAATACAGGTCGTTGGGGCAATGGTAAGCTAATCATTGCAGGTCGAACAACATTAGTCAAGTCAGCAACAGCAGAAATCTATACTAATAGCTGGAACAACAGGTCTTACTACAAAATTACTCTAGAGTTTTACAATTCAACAGATAAAGATCAATTTTTGAATAATCGTAACTATCGTGGTTTTCAATTT